AATAGAAAAACCAGCAATTGTTGATACAGAATAAGAATATGCTTTACCAGTACCAGAGCCAGTAGTTGTGCCAGAGCCAGTTGTTCCAGCTTTCCAACCCCAAATAACAATTTTATCAGAACCAGATTGCATATATCCATTGGCATCATTTCCAATAGTGAAGCCATCAGTATTTATTGAGGTAATACTATCTGCTGATGTAAATTCTGCAATATTGGTATCAACTCTTAATAACTTACTTACACCTCTAACACTATCAACAATATGATGTGAATAACCAGCACTATCTCTATTTTTATTCCAGATCATATCTGCTTGTAGATCGCTATTACCATCAAAAGTTTGTGCGCCTTTTGAAGCAAATAATATAGTTTGAAAGTATGCTGATGGATCGTCTATTGTTGTATAAGCCATAATTAATTCCTATCCATATTCTGCTAAATTTTTCGTGTTAAGTGAATAATATCCTGATGGTACTGCATACTCAAAGTTTCCAAATCCATTACCATCTGTGTTGCCTGATGATACTGAATAAGGTGGAGAGCCGAAGTTAAAACTTGTAAAATCTGATGTTCTATTTGTTATAGCAAAATGAAATAATTTATCTGCAATAGTAACTCCATTACTTCCTGCGGCTGGATCGGCAGAGTTTTGCCATGTACCATTTTTAGAAAAATATAATTTATTATTAGTTAAATCTATTGCTATACCAATAATATCATTTGTAGTATATGTAGAACCCCAACTTGGTGTATCTCCAGCATTAACTAATCTTCCATCATTTGCATAAGCAAATGAATTACTCATATCTCCTGTTATATGATAGCCACTAGCTTCATTTTGCCATTGGTCGTTATCAATTATTCCAATTAAAGTAACTGAACTATGATTATCAACTTTTGCTTCTGCATACCATTTTCCACTATCAACTGCTATTGTAGATAACATTGTTTCATAAGAAACTGACCCTGTTAATTTTAAATTTCCTTCTGATAAAGTTGAAGTATATGCAAGTGGATTTCCTGTTGCAAAATTATTAGTGCAGGTATCTATGCTTTGATCTACTGCTGTAAGGTTATTAGCTGTAAAATCATTGTTATTACCAGATACATCATTACCTAAAGCTGAACTATCTTCAAAATCTAAATAAAATCCATTTGTGCCAAAGGTTAAACCAGATACATCTTTCGGTTTCCATATTCCACTATCACTATCAAATTCTCCAAATGATGTTGGGTCTAATGCTTGACCATCAACTAAAACTACTTCTGCCATGTAGCCATTAAAAAAAGTTCCCGAACCATCAAAAGTTCCAACATAATTTGTTTTACTATCTTGATTTACATGACTAACTTGATCTTGTGATGGCTGTGTATCTGATTGAAAAGAAGTTTCTTCAACTCCATTTACATATATTCTCATACGATTTGCAGCAGTTGCATTTCCCGAATCCCATACAATAACAAAATGATACCAAGCTGAATTATCTCTAAAAAGTCTATTTGATTCTAGTTTTCCATTTTGTGAGCCAGATGTTTTGTTTATAAAATTAATTACACCAGTATCTCCAATTTGGATTCGTGTAAAATTCGAACTGTTATCATATCCACTAAAAAGGTCTTCATCTGCACCATTTTTTGTTTTTTTTACCCATGCACTCCAAGTCCATTTTAATCTATTACCAGAACTTGTTGATCTATTCAAATGATCTGAACTACCACTATTAAATCTTAACGAGTTAGCTACATCATAGCCTGTGTCTTTTATGGAGTTAGTTCCAAGTATTAGTGGCATTAAATCTCCAATGTTGGAAGTTCGCCTAATGGTCTTTCAAACACAGGATTTTCTTCAGTGCCTGTATTTACATGTGTGTATAAAGTTTCTAATGCTAGAGTATCACTTGCGTTTGTTATAGCAGTTTCCATTTCTGCTTGTTTAGTTCTTACTGCATCTCTGTGAGTAGAGATTGCACTTGGTATAGCAGTTTCTTTTTCTGTGTTTCTAGTTATGTACCAATCAGTTTTAGCAAGTTCATTAGCAACTGTTATTTTTAAATCTCTAATTAATTTTGTTTTTAAACCCTCATTTTTTACATCTCCGACTTCTAAATCTCCAGCATTATCTAAATTATCTATATCTTCCTGTGTCCATAAAGTATCTGCGTGTGCTTTAGCTGTTGCAGTTCCCCATGATCTAGTAACTTGGTTGTCTGCAAAAGAATAAGATTCATTTGTGTTAATGTACCATTTCTCATCTTTTTTATTTGTTGAATCAGTTATTACTTCATAAATACCTATGGAATTTAATTCTGATTGCGACCATAATTGAAATATTTTAGCTGGGTATCTTACATTTCCTATAACCATTGATTTAGGATTTGTAATTAATTTTGATATTGAACCATCTTCTACTAATGCGTACATATTTTAACTTTCACTTAAATTTAATGTTCTACCTACTTCTTGCCATACAGCACCATTATATCTAAATACTAATATATCAGTTTTGCCATCTGTTGAAGTAAATGTTGGTGCAGTTGATGCTGCAAATTCGAATACTGTATTAAAAGCTATTGTGTGTGAGCCATCATAATTAATTTCTAATGAGATAAAAGCACCCTCAACAGGATTAGTTGGTGCAGAGAAAGTAGTGTTTTCTGTTGTTAAATGATATGCGTTTGGCTTTGCTTGTGTATCCCATGCAACAGCATTTGATGATGATGTTAATGCTTGTTGTGGAATATAAGCTAGATCGTTAAATTTAATTGTTCCTGTACCATTTGTTGTAAATTGAATATGACCATTAGCACCATCTTCAAGAGTTATGTTTCCAGCATTTGTACCATTGTTAGTATTTAAAATTAAATCTCCTGTGCCTTGTGTTGTTAGAGTTGCGTTTGCATTGTTATCGCCAATCTGTACTGTGTCAGCACCTAAATTTACATCTCCTGTACCATTAGGAATAATATCTATATCTGCATTTGATGTAGAAACTATATCGTTTCCATTTACATCTAAATTACCACCTAATTGTGGAGAAGTATCATTTACTAAATCTGCTACAACTGAACTATCTAACCAATTAACTGTGTTTGCTGAATGGTCTAAAGTTGCAAGAGATATATCTCCAGCACCATCATAATATTTAAGAGTAGGAGTAGATGCTGATGTTGTGTCTAGCCAAATCGTGCCTGTAACTGCTGAACTTGGTCTTGAAGTTCCTGAATTAGATGAATTTATAGCATCAAGAACACCATTTAAATTTGTTCTAAAAGCTGGAAATGAACTATTCTCAATATCGTAATCGTGTTGTGCCATAATTGTTTTATACTCCTTTTAAAATCCTTTTGCAATAAAATCAAATGTTCTAGATACATTTGTTCCACTTGAATTTTTAAATAAAACATCAAATCCATTAACTGTTTTATTAGATACTGTAAAGAAATCTCCAGTTGCCATATCTTCGCCTGTAATTCCAACTGCATAATTAACACTTTTATATGGATTTGTAAATGTTACAGTTTTAGTTCCAGCACCAGATTCTATATCATTACCACTAAATATTCTATCAGGCATATCTATTGTAACTGTTACTGCTGATACAACAGGAGTAGAAGCACCATCTGTTGAAGTTAAAACAACTCTAAATTTAAAAAATCTGGCAGTATAATTTCCTATTACAAAATTTTGAAAAGATGTGTATGTAGAATTATCATCACTTGTTGATATTTCTAAATGAGCATCACAGTTAGCTGGTGTATCTCCATCAAAGTTAGAAGAAGCTGAATCAAATAATCCTGATCTATTATCAAACAAGTCATCTGGATTGTCTGATGATTGAGTTAAAGTAGCTGTAATTCTAGCTGTATGTTTTGCACCTATATCAATAACATTTGCAAATAAATAATTACCACTTGTAAAGAAATCAGCATTAGCAACACCAGAATCAAAAAATCTAGTTGTTTCATCATCAAAATTTCCACTAGCTGCATCAAATAATTCTGATGAATCTAACTCAATGGCATCATCTGTAATAACTGTATTAGTTAAAGTTCCAGCAAATGTAGGGTGTTCAGATTGCGTTGCTACTGCATTGTGATTAATAACATCTGTTACATTAGAAATAATAGCTGTTGCATTAGAACTTGCATTACCTAATTTATCAAATGCTTTAATAAGATAAGTTCCAGCTCTAGCTGGTACAGAAATTGAAGTTGCTGGTCTTGATACTTTAGAAACTAAATTAACCGAGTTTTGCCAATCAGCAGTTCCATCAGTATCTGTTGCATATCTTATTTGATAAAATGCTAAATCTAAATCAGGTATTTGTGTCCATGATAAATGAGCAGATGTTCCAACAATATTACAAGAAAAATCTGTTACATCACTAGGTGGCTCAATAGCACCTACGATTGTTCTTTGTGCAGATACATAAGTCGAAGATACTCCTAAACTATTTACAGCTTTAACTCTTACATCATAAACTTTTTGATCGATTACATTTAAAACTCTGTGATTTAATCCTGAACCTTGTGCATAAATAATAAAATCTGAATCTGTACTTAATTTGTATTCTACTTGGTAATAATCAACAAAGTTATCAGGAGAAGCACCAATAGTTACAGTCATCGCCACTATAACTGTGCCGTCATTATATTCAATTAATTGGTCAGATAATGTAACACTTGCTGGTGGTTGAACAACATTTGGATTAGGTAAGTTAGTTGATGGAATACTAGCTTGTTGAGTTTTACTAGCCCAAGTATAATGTGAATTTTGGTGTTCAGTTAAATTTAAACCTACTGTAAAATCTTCATTAAAAGATATTGAAATAACTCTAAATGCTTTTGCAGAATAACCTAATGAACTATGTGTTATATTAACAATATCTCCTATTGCTAAATCATAAGCATTACCACCAGCATTTATACTTAATTGTATTGCTTCTCTCGATCTTCTTAAAATAATCTCTGCCATTTCTTCTGCTTGATAAGGAGATGTAATAACTTGTCCAAAATCAAATCTACCCTCTAATAAAAATCCACCATCTACTGACTTCATAGTTGCATGACGATCTGCAACATCTAATCCTGAATCATCTATCGGTGGAAATTGCACTTCATCTACTTGCCAATTTTTTTCAGGCGAAACATAACTACAAATTACTCTATTATATTTATCGTTTTTATTTGGACTTGAAACAGAAAATCCACCAAATATATCATCTTCTGTTAAAGTAATAGATGCACTTCCTGTTGTTTCAATTACTAAATTATATTTACCACTTGTATAAGGCAAATAACCTCTGCAACCTTTTAAAAGGATTCTAGTATTGTCTATAATTTTTTTAGATGTATCTAATACTGCATTTGCATCAAAAATATTAATATCACTAGCACCTGAATATGGTGTTACTTGTGTAACGCAAACTTGTGAAGCATCATAAAAAGATTGTAAATCAATATCTGCAATAGCTAAACCTTTTCCATATCTAGCATTTGTTAAATAATCTAATAAAACCCAAGCTGGATTAGTAGAGAAAGCAGCAGTTTGAGCAACTAAACTTGAATTATATGCTACTACTTTTTTACCCTCAATTAATGTTTGTATTTTTGGAATAGAACCAAACACATCTTGATTCCATTTAAAACGAATTGCAAGATAAGCTAAACCAGATAATTTATGATTGCTTCCCCAATTAGATAATGTTGATAATAAACTTGATGCTGATTGACCATCTGTTCCATAATGAGGTTCTACTCTAATTAAACTTTCTCCATCTTTATAAAAGTTAGCATCACTACTAGCAACTTCAACAGCAGTATTATCAGAAAAAGAAGATGCAAAAGTAACTGTCTTATCATCTATTTTAATTGCTTTAACATCATTAATTTCTCCCTCTGCTAATATTATGGCGATATATAAATATTGATTATCTGTTCCTGAAGTTTCTACAAACACTCTAGTTCCACCAACTAATCTTGTTCCATAAACAACAGGAATATTTGCGTCATTTGATTGTTTGTTTAATAAAACACCAGTTTCAAAATCATCTGGTTCGCTTATACCAAAATCAGGAATATCTGGTGTAGGCACAAGCCATGATAAGGCTTTACTAAATACCTTTACTACTGGTTCTATTATTTTACTTACAATACTTCCCATTTAACTATGAAACTTTCTTTTAAATTTTTTAGATACTCTATAAATGTTATTATTATTATCTAATCTTAACCAATTAATACACTCATTAGTTTTTAAATAATCTTTAAAATAATTATAAACCCAAGACATAACAATTCTTGCATTTCTTATAATAACAATATCATATAACCATAAATTAGTTCCACTTTGCCAAGTATTGTTTTTAATAATTCCTTTTTGTTTATAATAATCTTCGTTTTCTTTATTTAAAAAAGCCCAATTAACAAAACCATACAAACCTTTATCATCTTCAAATTTTTTAAATTGATTACATTGTATAGATGGCAAAATATGATTATGTAAATCTTTATTAGAATTATTTTTGTATTTACCAAATTGTTTATATAAATTTATAATATCTTCCATTATGGTCTACCCCACTTAATATCTTGAACTGTTTGTGCTGAAAATTCCATACCAACATCTGTACTAAAAAATCTTTGCTGTGAAACATTATTTGTTTTTCTACCATTCTTTTTATCAAAGTTTGCCCAATGAGAAGTAACATTTAAAATAACTGTGCTTTCTTTTGTTGTTTCAGAAATTTCAAAAGTATCTATTTGACCATCATATAATAAAAAAGGGTCAGCTATAATACTATTAGAACTATCTAAAAAACCACGAAAAATAGTTACTGCATCATTAACTACATTCTCATTTAAACAAGTAGATATAAGTGATTGGTCTGCACCTGAAAAACCTAACTTTAATGAAGTTTTAGTTATATCTACTTCTTCTGTAAAATTAGATATACCCATAATAAGACTAGAGGGTGCATAAGTAACTGATGAGCCTGAAACTGATGATGTTAAAGAAAAAGAACAATCAGTAAAATTAAGAGGAGTACCAAAGCCAATAGTTATAAGATGTATTGGTCGTAAATCATTTGTTGCTAATTCGTTCTTTATCGCTGTTGTTAGGCTTCTGGTCATATTCTTCGTAAGTTGTTTGTGTTACACTTTCTGAACCTTTTAACATAGTATAATCAAATTTGCTATTAGGTTTCTTATACTCTTTTAGATCATTAATATTACTATCAATTTCATCTTCATTGACAATAGCTTCGGCAATAAAATCGGCAGTTATTTTGTGGGTTATTTTATATTTTTTCATTAAAGAGTTTCTTCTACATCAAATTCAAATTGATATAAAAATGCACCATCTTTAGCTGTGCCTACTGCACCAAATTCTTGAATATCATTTGTTAAATGAACTGTAAAAGGAACATTGTCATAAGTAACTTCTGAATCGTCTGCAAGTGCTGTCAGTAAAGGTGGCTCTATTGT